GCCTATGACTATGACCTGATCATTCAACTAGGTACATTTGGTAAGGAGGTATTTTGCTAATGGATAAGTTACAAGAAATCATAGAATTCGGGAAAAGTCGTGATCAATATAATTGGGTTATACCAGCCAAGAAGGGTGGTCTATCAAAATGCTTTTATGCCGTGCCTTTTGAAGGTTGCGAGTTGACCATCGACCCGAAGTTTAAAACACTCATCATTACCGCGAGGGGTTATGAAATTGAATTGCACTGGGGTGAGACAGAAAACTGGAAAACCACTAGCAATGATCCTGACGATAAATTTACAGATGCGATTAGAATTCGTGTCTTGGATGAAGATTGCTACGATGAAAAACCGGTGGTTGATTGGATATCGCTGCCTGACAAAGGTGTTACTGACGAAGACTATGTGATCGATGAGACTATGCAAGACACCGGAATTATAAAGATAGGAGGTTTATCATGAAATACTATGTTGGAAACATAGACGAGCAGTATGGTGAGTTCGAGGTTGAGCAAACCATCCTGTTCGCAACCGCAGGTGATCCTGATCAATTAATGGAAGAGATTGCCAAGGACTGGTATGGGCTGGATGAGCATGACTCTGAGGGGCTGCGCGAAGGTATGTACTGGAATGACACTATGGCCTATGGGGCTGGTGAATACTATGAGGTGACCAAGGGCACCTATGATGAACTGAAAGACAAATGTGTCTTCACTGAGATGTTTGCTGATGATGAAGTCAAATACGACAGAACGCCTAAAACATTTCAGGAGATGGACGATGACTAAAACTTTAATGGAGTGTTTAAACTGCAAGCACACAGAAGAGCATATCGCGCCGCTGCCGGAGCAATGCCCCAAATGTCAGTTCTATTGCTATTATACGCAAGAGGAGATGGACGATGAGTAAAAAACGCTGGAAGGTTCAGGTTCAGGAAATAGTGTGGCGTGATTTTGATGTCGAAGGCGCTGACTATAATGAAGCCTATGCAAATGCGACAGCTTTGTGGTGTGATGGATACAATGAACACGGCGACAGTTGGATCACGCACGAAGAGGTAACGGAGTTTGATGTCGAGGAGTACAACGATGACTAATATTCCAAGACACGGCAGTCCGATGGATCGTGGATCGGCGGACAGGTATTATGGTAGATCTTTCAACCCACACTGGTATCCTGAAGGTACTGGCAAAGGTCAGAGGATCGCGCTGCAAGATATGTCAGCCGAAGAGATTGTTGCCTATACCAAGGGCTATAATGAGGAAGAAGATCGAAAGGATTGGGGTTGATGCCTAGAAAACGTGAGCGGGTGCGGTCGCACCGTGGAGATTGGAACCATATGCCTATGTCAACCATCGGGCATCATGATGCGGTGGAGCGTGAGAAGGCTCGCGCTGCGTGGGCGAGGGCAACGGCTAATCTGCCGGACAATGCCTTTGGTGATGAAGCTAATGTGGGTGATGAGGATGTTGGCACATACTACCACAAAGCTACGGCAGTGGAAGTTGGGTATGGCTATGAGATTTATGACGATGGTCACGACAAAAACTAAAGACACGCGCCTTCAAAAATACAACCGTAAGGACTGGCTGTACTTTGAAGACCCACGGATCGAGGAAGTCGAGCGAACCATCGAGGTTGTGCAGCGGTGTGGATCGCTGCACATAGAAGAGGCTTTTCAGTTTGTTGATCCCAACAAACAATAACCCCAGCCATAGGAGGATTAAAATGGCAAACGTAGGTAGACCAAAAAATTTCGAGAACATGTCACATGACGAGCGTGTTGAGTATTGGGAAAAGAAACGTGAGTGCGAGGCGCGCGAGCGTCAGGAGCGTATCGATGGCCTGTCAAAAGAACAGCGCGATGCAGTGAAGGAAGCTTATCAGGCAATTAGCGCGGCGATGATGAGCCTGCATGAGTGTCAGGATTTGTGGCTGTCTGATGTCAAGAAGCTGGACGACAGTATGTGGAGCATTCGCCGTGAGTTCAATCTGGGGAATGACGATGACTGATCGAGGTATGTATCGTGTAAAGGTTCGGGTCACAACCGAACGTGAAGTTCTCGTCAAGGCTGATGGCCTTGACGAGGCTGAGATCAAAGCAATGGTTGAAGTGGTGTCGCTAACTGGTGGCACTGATGCCGAAGTTTTGTGGGCAATGGAGGATGGTTCAGATGGGTAAGGTAAAGGCTATGGCGATGGAGTGGGAGGATCAGTTCTGGGATCACGCTTCGCAGACCATTGGAAACTGTGAACACTTTGGGGAGTTCACTCAGGAGATGGAGCAACATGCTCCGCTTGTCCGGCACATCCAAGACATCGAGCTAAACGACATGATGCGTGAGGCGTGGGATAATTATTGGAGTAAGTACATATGAAAGTCGCAGAGATGAACGACAAGGATGCAGAACAGGCAGGTCAGTTGATCGAGGATTTGCTGACCGACCTGCAACTGATGGAACTTGACCCAGATATGGCTGCTTATCTTTTCATATCAACAGGCTTGACGTTGCTGATGAGCAACAATTCAGATGACCCTGCGTTTGTTACATACCTGCATGCATCGGCGATGGCTGCGTCTGCGGCATCAGCCAGCGAAATGCGGCAGGACGCAGAGCAAAAGGATGAGAGGACAGAACATTGAGCAGTATTATAAAAGGTGACGGATCGTGGCAAAAGTCGTTGGACGCAGGCCGATGTCCCAAGTGTGGGTCAAGCATTGAGACGCAGCTTGCACCAAGTTTCAAGAAGGCATGCGCCTCGTGCGGGCTTACCATAATTGACAGCACCCCACAATCAAGTGCTATAGTGGATGATACTATGCCATCTGAATGGGAGCGGGATATGTATGAAACAAGGTTGATGCCGACAGAAGACCAGATCTTTGCAGACGTGAGTGCCAAACCAATAGTTGAATGGTCGGAGGCTGTTTCAGCTATAGACGCACTGGTTCGGGAGAAGCTCGACTATATGGACGATTACCCGAATGACTACAGTGATGCGGACAAAGAATATCTGGAGGTAGTATGGAACAGGATCTTACGGGGATAAACCGTATCATCAGGATACTTGACGAGGAGCTTACAGAGTTGCAGACTGCTGGCTTGTACCGTGAAGCTGAGAAGACACGGAAACGGCTAGAGACCTATCTCGATATGCGGGACAGGGCACGACAACTACTGGAAGGGTTCCCCGACAATGTCAGACGATACGAAGGACAGTAACGTAATTTATTTAAACAAACGGTTGGAGTTTTCATCGGAGGCAGTGCCTGTTGTTTGTAAGATAGCCGGGGAAATGCTGAAAGACGTTGTGATACTAGGCGAAGATCATGATGGAGCAATCAAGATGATCACCACGCAAGGGGATGTGGCAGAGATCTTGTTCTATCTGGAGTCGGCGAAGTTCGCGATAATGCAAGGAGGATTTGATGACGAATGAAATGTCTCAGGAGACGCAGGATATGCTGACCATCGTGGATCAGTACGAGTCCGGTGAACTTAATCTGGAAGAGGCTATCGATAAGATCTCAGTTTATGCACCACTAGGTGCTGACAGGATCGCAGAAATTTTACTGGGTGTGGAGCGGGAAAATATATTGAAGTTCCCAGAACCGCGCTCCGATATCGATGATGATGACGAGGCTTGCAGCAAGGCTGTATTTTCTTTTACCGCTGAGTTTGATTTAGACGACCCAGCATAGCATACCTTGTAGACGAAGGGGGTTATCTACAAGGTTTGGAGGAGAGTATGAAATTTAATTACAAGACAGAGCCATACGAGCATCAGCGAGTTGCGCTTGAGAAATCCCATTCAAAAAGAAACTACGCTTACTTTATGGAGATGGGCTGTGGCAAATCAAAGGTACTCATTGACAACATCACTTGGTTATATGAGGGCGGGCACATCGACACCGCGATTGTCGTTGCGCCAAAGGGGGTGTACCGGAACTGGCAGATATCAGAGATACCTGCTCATTTACCAGAGGACATTGAGCATGAGGTTTATGTTTGGAATCCGAACCCAAACAAGACTCAGACGAACCACCTCACGGAAGGTGTTACGCAGCGTGAAAAGCTCCGCATCTTACTGGTTAATGTTGAAGGATTTGCGACGCCAAAGGTACGAAAATACTTGGAGATGTTTGTTCGCGGATCGTCGTTTCTACTTGCGGTTGATGAGTCAACAACTATTAAGAACCCAAAAGCCAAAAGGACTAAAGCTTTGGTTGCGCTTGGTAAGGGTGCATCGTTTCGCCGTATACTCACAGGATCGCCAGTCACTAAGTCGCCGATGGATCTTTACTCGCAGTGTGAGTTTATGTCCAAGGAACTGTTGGGGCACGACTCTTACTACTCTTTCCAAGGGCGGTACGCTATCACAAGAACTCAGCGGATGGGCAACCACAGTTTTCAGCAGGTCGTGGGATACAGAAATCTTGACGAGCTTGCTACCAAGCTGGATCGTTTCTCGTATCGCGTAACCAAAGAGGATGCGCTCGATCTACCGGACAAGGTCTACACTGTCAGGCATGTTGCTCTGACTGACGAGCAGCTTAAACATTATATGAGTCTGAAGAATGCAGCTATTGCATTGCTCGATGACGGTGAGTTGGTGTCAGCGCCAGCCGTAATGACTCAGTTGTTGCGCCTTCAGCAGGTGCTGTGCGGTCACTTGATGACAGACGATGGTGAGCTAGTCGAGTTCAAGACAAAACGTATTGACGCGCTGCTAGAAACAATTGAAGAGATGTCCGGTAAGGTGATCATCTGGTCACGGTTCCGGTATGACATTAAGAACATCGAGGCTGCACTGAAGAAGGCACACGGTTCGAGTTCCACGGTCAGTTACTTCGGCGACACTAGCGATGAGGACAGGCAGACCGCGATCCGTAGGTTCCAGTTTGAAGATGCAAGGTTCTTTGTCGCCAACCCTCAGACCGCAGGCTATGGTCTGACTCTGACGGCTGCGACTAATGTGATTTATTATGCCAACGACTTCAACCTCGAGACCCGGGTACAGTCGGAGGATCGGTGTCATCGTATTGGGCAAAAGAACACGGTAACTTATGTAGATTTTTTATCGAAGGGTACGATTGATGAGTATATCGTCAAGTCTCTTCGTGCGAAGATTGATCTATCGGCGAAGACGCTGGGTGAAGAAGCGAGGAAATGGCTTGAAGTTTCTCCCCGCCGTGGTGACGATTAGCAGCGTTTTGGTTTGATGTTTTTGAGGGGTTGAATTGATGGGGGTAAAGGTGACATTCGTGCGTAACGAGATCAACATAGAGAAGTCGGACGCCGAGTTGCTGCTGCTTTTGTTTCAAAGTGCGGCTTATAATTGTCCCGTTTTCTCGCCTAGCTACAGTCTTCACATCGAACATCAGGAGTTCGCCTTTAGGACTCAGGGCTATAAGATCAACCGGTCCTTGCTCGATGAAAGGGGCGTATACATAGCAGCCTTGTGATAACAACCATTCGGCTGCAACGAGTTCAGATCTCTTACCATCACAAATTCTATGATCCGGTCCCATTTGGTACTTGACCCCACGTTCTTGTGTAAGATAAGTTAAGACAGTAACAGTATGAAAAGAAGGAGTAAAGATGAAAAGTCCTAATTGGAAATCAGTTTCTATAACTGCTGAGATCTATGAAATGCTAAAACATTTGGCTCATAAAAGCGATCGCAGTGTGAGTAAACAACTAGCCCATATGGTCAAGAAAGAGGCTGGAGAAAAAGCAGCTTGACCAAGACTAAGCCACTATATATGGTGGTCAATCCAAAGCCGAAGGGCTGAAACTTTTAACTATGAGGTGTAAAGATGAGCGATGTGTTCTCGCTAATGGAAGAGGAAGTCGATGCCGGTAAGTTCGACACAGTCAATAAGGAAGGCGCATCACGGTTATCAAACCTGATCCGCCAATCCATACAAGTGAACAAGGATATTGAGGTTGCTGAACAGCATCTGAAAGATCTAAAGTTTCGCAAAACTAAAATCACAACAGAAGATATTCCTGCTCTTATGGAAGAGATGGGGGTTGATAGCCTCGAGGTTGATGGACACAAGGTCAAGGTACGACCTTTTGTGCATGCCCGTATTGCCGAAGACAAGCGCGATGAAGCCTTTGCTTTTCTCCGCTCTATCGGTGAGGCCGACATCATTAAGAACGATGTCGTTGTATCCTTCTCCGCAGGTCAGGACAATATGGCAGGCGCTGTCATTGATGACCTACGGACACAGGGGTTTGATCCAGCACAAAAGACGCACATCCATCCTTCGACACTCAAGTCGTGGGTACGGCAGCGCGTGGAAGCTGGTAAGGAATTAGACTTTGATACGTTCGGGGTCTTTGTTGGTAACGAAGCAACAATTAAACGGAGTTAGTCATGAGTATTGCCTCTTTTACAGAAGAACAGGAGCGTGAAATATTTGGTGGCGCGGTTAGATACGATGTCTCAGTGCCCATCAGTGTTGTGGTTGATTTTTCAGAAACAGGTTTGGACTGGAAGGATGCACTAAGGGAAGAGGTGCGAAAAAAAATAATAACGCATGTGAATAATGACGATGCGTTTGGGTTTGAATTTACTGGACCTCACAATGTAGAAAACGGAGTTAATTATGAGTAACACACAAGTAGCAGAAGCAAAGACCACTGCGGTGGCAAACATTATGGAAGAGTTCGAGGCACACGCTGGTGCTGGTATGGATGCCATCGGCACAGAGGACATGCAGATACCGTTCCTGCGTATCCTTCAGCCATTGTCACCCCAGCTAATCAAGTCTGACCCTAAGTTTATTAAGGGTGCATCGGCAGGTGATCTCTTTAACACAGTGACCGGAGAGTTCTGGGAAGCTGAACAGGGGGTCGTAGTTATCCCTTGTGGTTACACAGTTAAGTACCTCGAGTTCATCGACAAAGAAGCTGGCGGTGGTTTTGTTGGGGAGCTAAACCCTGACGACGAGAACCTCCGTAACACACAACGTATGGGTTCAAAAGAAATTCTACCATCAGGTAATGAACTTGTTCGGTCAGCCCAGCATTTGGTCATGATCGTAAACCCAGAGACAGGTGGGACACAGACTGCTATCTGTGATCTCAAGAAGACAGGCATCAAAGTTTCCAAGCGTTGGAACACAATGATGCGGATGGTTCAGTACCAAGGTAAGAACGGACCATTCAACCCACCAATGTGGGGTACTGTGTGGAAGCTAACTGGCATCCAAGAATCAAACGACAAAGGCTCGTGGTTCAATCTTAGTGTAGAGAAGATGGAACCAACCGAAGTTCCGGGGTCCGCGCTGCAAGCAGCTAAGTCATTCTTCGAGTCGTTCCAGAAGGGTGAGATTAAGACCTCGGCGGTCAGCAGCGAGGAAGCTGAACCGAAGGCAACGATTGAGGATGAAGACCTCCCATTCTAGGTAGGAGGTAATACTGCTGGACAGGGGGCAGCAGCGAGGTTATCGACGGAAGTTCACGCACGTTGGTAACTACCCCCTGCTTTTTACCATAAGGAGTTTGCTATGAGCCTAGCAGAACGGTTTATGGCTGCGTTTGAGGGCTTCAGCGCAGCGCACGGACAGACACAGATATCGGACGAGAGACGCGCTGGAAAGCAGAAGGCGAAGTCTTACATTGTACGGAAGCCACTGACATTAGAATTGATTAAGTCCCACATCGATGGAAGCTGGGGCGTCGGATCTATTCCGATTAACGAAGACAACAAGTGCCGGTTCGGTGCGCTTGACATTGATCAGTATCCACTTGACCTTCAAGCTCTGGATAAGAAGCTCCGCGATGCAAGCATCCCTTGCATAGTGTGTAGGTCTAAGTCTGGTGGTGCACACATATTCTTTTTCTTTAAAGACTGGATCGGCGCGGGTGAGTTTCGTGACAAGGCCAGTGAGGTGGCTGCGTTCCTTGGGTTCGGTGGCTGTGAGATATTCCCCAAGCAAGAGCAGGTTCTGGTTGAGCGCGGTGATGTTGGTAACTTTATCAACCTACCTTACTTCGATGCCGAACAGACGTTGCGCTATGCACTGCTAGCTAACGGTGATGCAGCAAGCCTCGAAGAGTTTCTTGAGCTTGTCGAAACCAGAAAGCTAGACATCGGCAGCTTCTTGTCGCTTGATCTGGGTGGGACATCCGACCAGTTCAAGGAGTGGCCTCCGTGCCTCAAGCATTTATTAGAGTCAGGTATTCCAGAGGGTGGCAGAAACACCACGATGTTTGCTGTTGGTACGGCCTGCAAGCTTGTTGATCCAGATAACTGGAAGACATTGCACGAGACAATTAACTCACAATATTGCCAGCCTCCGCTACCTGCTTCAGAGATTGTAACGATTCAGCAGCAGCTAGAAAAGAAAGAATACTTCTACCCCTGTGAGCAACAGCCACTGGCCTCACATTGCAACAAGAACTTATGCAAGACACGGAAGTACGGCATTGGTCCTGCTCAACAGACGGTCGATCTGGCTGGTCTGTCGGTGATTCTTTCAGAGCCACGGCTGTGGTTTATGGATGTTAATGGCCGGCGTCTTGAGTTGACGACAGAGGAGTTGCAGGTTCCGCTCAAGTTTCAACGTGCCTGTATGGAGCAGCTAAACTTTATGCCGCAAGCTATGAAGGCTGCTGACTGGCACACAGTGGTCAACTCTATGATGGACAACTTGAATGAGATCGAGGTGCCACAAGAGCTAACATACAAGGGTCAGTTCGTAGATCATCTGGAGAATTATTGCACCGGTAATGTGCAGGCACAGTCGGCGGAGGAACTTCTACTTGGCAAGCCATATCCAGAGGACGGTAAAATCTTTTTCCGGCTCGAGGGCTTGATGAATTATCTCCGCAACAAACGATTTGATGAGTACACCAGAGCGCAGATTCAAGAGCGGATCAAGGAAGTCAATGGCGGGGAAGAATCACACGGTGTGAAGAACTTTAAAACAGTAAAAAATGAGTGGAAGACGGTTCGAGTTTGGTGGGTTCCCGAGTTTTCAGGAGAGATAGATATACCTGATGTCTATGTAGAGACATCTGAGGTGCCGTTCTAATGTATGTAGCTTATTTTTTATGTGACACCTGCGGCCACCGTTGGAAAACTTACTACGGCAAGATAAAGCTATTAGAGCTTGGCGATACTTGTGACAACTGTATCGACCAGCTTCCCTATAAAGAAGGTTTTAGGGGATATATTTCTGAGCCACACTTTTTCGAGAAGGTAGATTAAAAATGGAAACAACTATCTTCGGACCCCCGGGCACGGGCAAGACAACAAAGCTGATCAACATAGTGAAGCAGGAGCTAGAGAATGGCACACCTGCTGACCGCATAGCTTTTGTTTCTTTCAGCAAGAAGGCTGCGGAAGAGGCAAGGACTCGTGCGGCTGCGGTGCTGGGTATGGATCCAAAACAAATGGTGTGGTTTCGTACATTACATTCTATGGCGTTTCAGTTCAGTGGGATGAACACCCACCAAGTAATGAAGGGCAGCGACTACGCTGCGCTCGGCAAGTTAGTCGGGCTAGAGTTCGGCTCAAACTCTAGCCTGACTATGTCTGATGGAACCCTATTCACCCCCGGAAAAAGTGGGGATGCCTACCTGTCTATGATACAGATGGCAAGGGTTAAGGGCATCGATTTGGCCGATCAGTTTAATCAAACGGGGGACTACAATCTTAGCTATCAGCAAGCACGGATTGTTCGCAATGCTATGCAGGCGTACAAAAGCGACACGAGCAAGTTTGATTTTGTTGACATGATCGAGAACTTTATAGCCGAGGGCCACGGTCCGAGCATCGATGTTCTGATTGTCGATGAGGCACAAGACCTTGTACCGCTTCAGTGGAAGATGGTGCTTGAGGTACTGCGCCCTATCGCCAAGCGCATCTATTATGCTGGTGATGATGATCAGTGTATCTATGCGTGGATGGGTGTGCAGGTGCGTGACTTCTTGGGTGCTTGCGAGAACAAAGAAATATTACAGCAGTCATACAGGATACCCGCGCAGGTGCATGACATAGCGGGGCGTCTTGTCAAGAGAATAGGAGTGCGTCAGGAAAAAGTTTGGAATCCTGCCACTCATCAGGGGACAGTTGTTTGGCATCATGATATTATGGATGTAGACATCAGAACTGGTGAGTGGTTAATCCTTGCAAGAACAAATTACATTGCAAATCAAATCTCTGTTCAGCTTAAAGAGATCGGTTACCTGTTCTACCGCGAAGGTTCTGGTTGGTCTGTCTCCCCCAACATCCTAGAAGCAATTGAGGTATGGTTACGATTATGCAAAGGACACGCTTTATCTGCCCAACAGTTGAAGACCTTCGAGAAACAAATCAGACCAAACATTTTGCCCAAGTCTGGGCGCTCAACACTCCGATCCCTAGACCCAGATCAAGACTACACTCTAGCAGATATTATAGAGAGATGCTCGTTGCTCGTGTCGAAGGAGACACCGTGGTACGAGGTGGTGAAGGTGTCGGAGAAGGAGCAAATATATATCACTTCTGTCCGCCGTGCGGGGGAGAAGATCCTGACGGACAAGCCTCGCGTAAAAATTTCTACGATCCATAAAGCCAAGGGTGGAGAGGCAGATAACGTATTGCTGCTTCTCGATTCTACCAAAGCAGCCATCGATAGTCCTGACCAAGACTCTGAGGTCAGGACTTTTTATGTGGGCATTACTCGGGCTAAGAAGGCGCTGCATTTAGTTGAACCAAAAACAAGAAACGGATTTTACCTATGAAAACCAGAGAAGACTTCCTCAACAAAGCAGAAGAATTAATCAACGGTCCGAGAGCCAAGGAGTACGGGCCTGCTAAAATGAATCACGAGCGGATTGCTGCGATCTGGAATGTTTTCTTGGAGCGTAAGCTGGTTCATGCAATCACTCCAGAAGATGTTGTGGCCTGCATGATTGGTCTGAAGCTCGCTAGACTTGCAGAGGACACAAGCAAGGACGACTCGTGGGTAGATATCATTGGCTATGCTGCGCTAGGTGGGGAGATCGTTAACGATGAAAAGTAAGTACGATGAGAATCAAATGAATCTTCTGGACATCGAGGTCAAGGAAGCTGCAATGGGTTTCAAAGAAGAAGACTGGGCACCGCCTTCTTCTCTCCCTGATCTGACGAACTGTGAAAGGATCGCGATTGACTTGGAGACTCGGGATCCAAACCTCATGACGCTGGGGCCGGGATGGTGCAGGAATGATGGCTATGTAATTGGGTACGCTGTTGCAGCGGGTGACTTTGTTGGCTACTTCCCTGTCCGCCACGAGGGTGGTGGCAACATGCCAGAGAAGACAGTGGTCAATTGGCTGAAGAAACAGATGGCAACTCCACACATCGAGAAGGTTATGCACAATGCTATGTATGATCTGGGGTGGATGCGTTGGGCTGGTATTGAAGTTCAGGGTAAAATCGTCGATACGATGATTGCTGCCCCACTGCTGAACGAGAACCGTAGGTTCTATAATCTTAACTCACTGTCTGGTGAGTACCTATCTGAATACAAAAACGAAAAGATGCTGAAGGCTGCGGCTGCGATGTACGGTGTTGATCCTAAGTCTGGTATGTGGCGGCTACCACCTAGGTTTGTTGGTAAGTACGCCGAACAGGATGCCGCTGTTACGCTGCGCCTGTGGGACAGACTACGCCCGGACATTATCAAGGAAGAGGTCAGCGGTATCTTTGATCTCGAGTCCAGCCTGATGCCCTGCCTGTTAGACATGAAGACACGCGGTGTTCGAGTGGACATAGACAAGGCGGAGCTAGTAAAGAAAGACCTGTTTAGTCGTGAGCAGAATCTACTTAAAGAAATAAAGGAAGAGACCGGCATCTTTATCGAACCGTGGGTTGCTACATCTATAGCAAAGGCGTTCGACTCCCTTGGTCTCAAGTATCATCGGACAGAATCCTCTAAAGCGCCGTCCTTTACAAAGCAGTTTCTTGCTACTCACCCGCACCCGATTGCACAGAAGATTGTAAAGCTGCGCGAGTTTAATAAAGCCAACACAACATTTGTTGAAACTATTCTTGAGCATTCTCATAAAGGTCGTATCCATTGTGATTTCAATCCTCTTCGTTCTGATGATGGTGGTACTGTGACGGGGCGATTCTCATCGAGCAACCCGAACTTACAGCAAATTCCTGCTCGTGATCCAGAGATCAAGGCAATGATTCGTGGGTTATTTATACCAGAAGAAGGCTGCAAGTGGGGAAGTTTTGACTATGCTTCGCAAGAGCCACGCTGGTTGGCGCACTACTGTGCCACAATGAAGGGGCAGAACAGGCACCCAATCATCGATGATGTGGTTGAGATGTATCACGCCGGCAACGCAGATTTCCACCAGATGGTGGCGGATATCGCCGGCATCAGTCGCAAGGAAGCCAAGACAGTTAACCTTGGTATTATGTACGGGATGGGTAAGAAGAAGCTGGCCGGTGTGATGGATATCTCAGAGGACGACGCCACCAGTTTGCTGCACAAGTATCACGAGAACGTGCCGTTTGTTAAAGGTATAGCAGACGCCACGATGAACCGCGCTTCAGATGTAGGAAGTATTAGAACCTATCTAGGTCGTAAGTGCCGCTTCGATATGTGGGAACCTAAGAGCTATGGGTACAACAAAGCACTCAAACTTGAGGAGGCTATCAAAGTCTACGGTGGACGCGGCATGATCCGTAGAGCCTTCACATACAAAGCATTGAACAGGCTGATCCAAGGTTCGAGCGCCGACCAAACTAAGAAGGCAATGGTTGATTGCTACAAAGAGGGGCTGCTGCCTATGCTCACTGTGCATGACGAACTGTGCTTTAGTATTGAATCTAAAGAGCAGGCTGACCGAATTGTAGAGATTATGACAACCTGTGTTCCTGACCTTAACGTACCCTTCGAGGTTGATATGGCCTTGGTGGATAACTGGGGAGAAGTAGAATGAATTGCTGGCACTGTGAGTCTGAGCTTATTTGGGGCGGAGATCATGATTATGAAACGGAGCAAGGTGGGGAAGGTATCGTCACCAACCTTTCTTGTCCTAACTGTGAGGCACAAGTGTTTGTGTATTTAGACTTAGACACGGAGGCTGAAAATGAGACCGCTGTATGAGTCAAGACAGGACCTTGTAAATCAAGATGTCATAAAGAATCTTCTGCAATCTAAGTGGAAATGCACGTTAGTGCCAGCAGCTAGGAATGCTGCGATTGATTACTACGCTATCGATACAGGTGGGGCAATAAAAGGGCTGATAGAAGTTAAGTGTCGAACCAATCACAAGAACAAGTACGATACATTCCTGCTTTCATTTCATAAGATTCTATCCGCAGAGGCTCTGTCAAAGAATTTAAACATCCCTGTTCTACTGGTTGTAGGTTGGACGGACGAAATAGGTTACACTAAACTAAGTCCGGCCAGCACATACAACACGAAGCAAGGTGGTAGGGTGGACAGAAACGACCCACAAGACATACATGAAGTAGCTTTGATACCTAATGAAAGCTTTACCTTCATCGCTAAAAGGAAGGATGCTGAAAATGTTTGAAGCTATGATACTAATTTGTTTGGTTTCTCTACCAAACGATTGTACGGCGTTAAAAGATTTACGAGGGCCATACCAAACGATGGGCCAGTGTAATGTACGGTCGGCTCAAATGGCGCGAAGTATAGAAGAAGATCCTAGGACCGCGAACCTTTATACAGTAAACGGCGCTCGATGCGACAAAGTCAGCGGGATGAAGACCAAAACATCAAATCTCAGCGACCTCGAGGTATAATGATACGCCCATCGATACTGAGGTCGACGAGAATCGATGTTTTTATCTAATGATTTCAGGCTTTTGCAAGGTCACGGATTCGCTTGACCAGACGCTTGGCGCGGTTAGGAACTTGATCATGCCACCTCGAATCGACCATTTCGTCGGCTGCGCGGTCCCAATCTCGGGCATCGACCCCTGCTTTCATACCCTTGAACTTGGACAGGCGGGGGTAGCCGAGGTTAAAGCACATGTTGGCGATGACCAACTGAGCTTCTTCGGGTAGCTCATCGAAGTCAGAGTACAGCCGACCGCAATCTTCTATCGTCACAGCGATGTCAAGGTTGAACCGCTGCCGGACACGCTCTTCTGATACGGGGGTGCCAACAGGTTGACCGTATTCTGGATCGTGCTCTTTGATGAGCGCTCCGATTCCGAAAGTCGGTAGACCTAAATGATCCAAATATATTTCGTACTTGCAGCCTTCGTCTTCTGCAAGCTCTTCTCTTAGCCTGTCTTTGTTCATCTTAGTCCCCGAATGTTAGCATGTTCTTGAAAGCCTCGAACGGATCAGACCCCATCAACGCGGCTGGTCTTTTCTGGGTTGTAGGTGCGGGAGCCGCCGAAGGGGCTGGAGCGGCTCCCGCTTGCGCTACCACAGGAGGAGGTGTGGTTGCGGCAACTGGTTGACTTACATCAATGTCAAGGTCAGGAGTTTCTTGTTGAGGTGAAAATAAATCAATATCAAGGTCAAGGTCAGTGTCCTCAGAAGTGACTCCTTCTGCGACTAGAGACCTACCGGCGTAAGATTTATAAAGTTCCGCAAGATCCGATGCGGGAAGCCTTGAAATTTTTCTAGGTTCCCCTTTAATGGCGGTCTCTGCATAAACATCGCGGAAAACTTTATCGCTTAAACTAACGGGTCTAAACTTTCCTTGAATAATAAAACCTAGTTCCTCTTTCCCCAAGTTAGAATCCTTTTTTAAAGCGCTAATGATTTGTCCCCGAGACAACCCTGCGGCTTCCGCTGCTTTAACATAACCGTACATTTGACGTTGTGCTCGGAAAGCATCGTCGTTCGCAGAACGATAGGCTTGTAACACATCTTCATTGGTTGAGTCATTTGCTTTTGCCACGCGGCTAAAATTACCAAGGGACTGTGACCGAAGGTCTGTAAACTCATAGCCCTTAAAAGAAAGTGACTTTGCGGCTTCTAGTATTAGCGGTCGGACACCAGTGCTTGCAGCAAAGGCTTCCTCGTGAATATTGTATTGACGACCAGTTCTGGTTGGATCTCCAGTGACGGCGCTTGTTATACGCCCCGGCTCAAACTTCTGCGCTGTTGGCTTGTACAATAACTCAAGACCAGCAGGAGTGAAGCCACCCAGAATATGGCGGAAGCTGTTGCCCATCTTTGTACCAACATCATTCGCGTCGTTCCAGACAGGTGACCCTGTAGCTGTTTGCCCACCGCGTCCAAAGTAGTCTCTGGGTAAAGCGTCTTGAACTCTTTCCGCAATCAAAGACTCACTGGCGAAAGGTTCCATAAAGGAAGCAAATGCACCCCAAGCAGCAGAACTTATCTGTTCTATTTCACTGGCTCCCAGTGAACCTTTCTGCGAGTATATCTCCATAGCACGACGGGCTGGCGTAAGTGCAAAGTCATAGGGCATCATGTAACTTAGATCAGCATGTTGCCACTTCCCATCTTTGGGTTTAGCCAATGACATGACCTGATGACCATCCATAAAGTAAGGCATCAGCGGCTTCATCTTTTGAACGTCTTCTTCCGTCATCCCCGTAGCAGCATAGCTTGCTTTGGCTATGGCAGTCGGAACCACAAATGCAGAACCGATATAGCTAGTCACGCGGTTGGCACCAATAGCTCTGATTTCTCGTTCTAGTTTTCTAGCATTTTGTTCGCCTATTTTCTGGATCAAATCGTCCGATGCCTTGAAACCCATCTCCTTCATGCCGCGCTGGACAATGTTGGTAGAGTTACGAATGACTTCAGCAGGGAAAGCCACAAAGTTTCCAGCGACAGGTATACGGCGGATAGACTTAATGACTTCTGGCACACGAGAATAGATGGGCATTGTTTCTTTGACAATGTCTGAAGCGAACACATCAAGGAAACCATATCTGCCGGTAAGTTCCGAGGGCCGCGTTGCAAGACCCGATGTCACCAAACCATCAGCGATGTCACCGAGATTCTCTGGATCAAGACCGGCTTTACGAAACGCAGCGCCAAACTTAGCCTTTTCTCCAAGAAAACCTACGGCTTTCCAGTATGTGTCAGTGTCGGAGTATATCTTTTGTAGAGGCTTGACCAGCGGAACTTTTTCGATCAGTGAGTTCAGACTCGTAGCTACCTTCTCGGTCTTCATGCCCTGAGTTTCGCGAAGCAAAAGTTTCATTTCATTTACAGCGAGGTTCTCATCTACCAGACCAAGGTCGCCGATCATTGTATAAAACTTATCTGACTCAGTATCAGACAAAGCGTTAATCTTTTTAAACACTGCGTTAAAGGCTTCGCCTAACTCAGCGGTGCGAGGAAGGTTGCCATTAGCACCGACCATAAAAGTACCTGACGCAAAGTTTCTAACCTGACTGATGGGGTTGAGAACTGTCTTGCTCATCTGTGATAAGCCCTTGGCTTGCAACGCCACGGCCAATAACTCACCGGTCAGGCTGGATATACGATTAGGTACAGTTAAAGAGTTGTATAGTTCTATGGGAACAAACTCACCAGACAAGTCTCCATAGCTCCCAGAGAAAATAGTGCCACCAGCTTTTTCTCCCTCAATAACTTTTCTTTCACCGAGACGAACATATCCTGCATCGGTAAGTGTTTTATACTGAGGGCTGTCTTTAGCTATGTTTTCTCCAGAAACGACAAGCGGCCTTGCTCCGGCGTTTAAGGACTCGATAAACCCATCATAGGTTTTTCTGTTTTGCTGTCCGAACTCTCTAAAAAATCTACTGGTTGTAGAAAACTTAGAAAGATCCGTGACCGTGCGTAGGTACAATTCTTTTGGATCTCGAACCTCGTTCATAAGCTGGCGAAAGGATGCGCTTTTATTTAAAAATTTACTGCGTTTAGCAAACAAGCCTTCGGAAAGTTTGAAAAGAGGATGACGACCAACGGATTCTGCACCCTTGGTTACTGCGTTATCCATAATTTTCATCGCAGCTTCCGGAGACAAACCCTCATCTAACCCCGACTTAACAAAAAACTTGTTAACCTCAACCTTCGCGTTAGCCACAGCCACATCTTTAGTCAAAGTAGTGTCAGACTTTTGCATCATCGACGCAATCTCATCCACAGCTTTTATGTACTCTGGCTTTTTTTGAATTGCTGCGATAGCCGCAGTGTCTGGAGAAAAGGCACCTTCGTATAATCTGCGAAGATAAGACCCTTTGTTATGTCTCATTTCGGCAATGGCGGACTCAGCAAGTTCTTTGTTAACTGTTCCAGCGGCAAGGGAGTCTTCAAGTTCCTTAATGCCAAGATCAGTTAGCTCGTCAACCTGCTGCCGCATTTTCTTTCCTGCGGCAACAACACTATCACCATATGAATCAAGAGCTTTAACATCCCCCTCAAGAAACACAAGCAAATCATCATACGCTCGTTGAACACCTTCTTTACCTTTGCCGAAAAGCTTTTGCCCCGAAACAACTTTCTTTGCCTCACGATCAAAAGAAGCCATAAGGTCTGCTGCCTTTTGCGCCTCTTGATCACTTACGTTCTCAATAGTGCGAAGGTCTTCAAAGATTTCTTTTTTTGTTTCTCCGGAGGAGGTAAAATACTTTCCAACCCTACCGCCAAAAGCGCCAGAAGCTTTTCTGCCTAAGTAATCAAAGCCACCACTAACAGCCCGAGCGGTTGCAGGAACTCCGGGAACCATACTAATCGCACGAGTTGTTACACCGAGTGCAGGGAAAAGAGCCTCGAACGCAGCCCCAAGTGCTGTGCCTTCAATACCCATACGAAGCTTGTTGCGAAGACGGCGACCAGCTTCATCGCGACCTTGAAGACCAGAATCAACTTCCGTCTCCAACGCATCGGGCAGCACATCAAACGAATCTGCCAGAGTGTGTGTGCCGTCTGGTGCCACTAACATCTCGACCGCGCCACCAGTCAGGCTTGTGGTAGCTGCTAGCTTCGCTCTTGCTGCGTAGGGATTCTTTGCTGTAAGAAGCGCCTTGCCTGTTTTTGATTTTCCAATTGCATCCGCCAGCTTGGCGCGACGGCTAACAGCAGGAAGTACCGAAGCGCCCTTGGCTACTTGAGAGGCTCGACCAACAACGCCGATCACAGGAATAAGAGCGGAACCAAACAGTGTTAACGCTTCGGCGGTTTGTCCAGCGGTTGTTTCCGGAGTAAGCCCGAGG